CTCGCAGTCGAAGCGTCCCTTGTTTCAATTCCAGGCTGACCGGAACGCAGGTTGTTGATATCCCCAGCCTGTTCGAGTGGCACCATGTTGAGCGGTACGAAATGCGTATCGCCTAATATGCCTTCGATCGGGTTTTGGTTATCCATCTCCAGCATGTCGTTGATGGAATATTTGCCAACCATGAAGCCTTGCGACTGTGTTGTCATACGTGCCACGCTATCGCCGCGCATCAGGCCATCCACCAGGTGCTCGCTGAAAATGGTCTTTCGTTCGCTGCGTGTCAACAGCGTGCGATTACTCTCCTGCTCGAAACCTACGGTCCACGGGCGGATCGTAAAGGTCGTAAAGCGCAATCCAAATTGCTCCACACTGGCATACGTGACAGCCGCGCCTTGCTGGTTCAGCATGTCGTCACTGATCCCAAACATCCGCCCGAACTCGCTCACCTGGTGCACGCGGGTCTGTAAAAATTGGGCATCGTCGGGGTCAACGGTGATCTTGGCAACATCGAGTCCCTCTTCCAGAATCGCAAGACGGTGACGTTTATCCAGTCCCTGGTGACGGTCTTCCCAGTCACCCTTCAATCGGTTGTAGGCTTTATCGCTCAATGCCGTTGGGGTCTTAAGCAGGACTCCGGGCTCCGACCCGTTATTGAACAAAGTGGAACCGTTTTTCTCGGTGGCGACGGAAAGAGCCACGGCATTCCGAGCCAGCTGCACAGGAGACAAAGCCCACAAGCCATTATTGGATAGCCACTTGATGTGGAAGATATGGTCTGATGGCAATTTCGCTGAATGACCGCCTACGGAAATGGGCAGGCGATAGACGTAAAATAATTTTCTGGATTGCGGATCCCGTCCCATCGATTCGACCTTGTCCGGGTTGAGCGGCCAAAGGGCACGCACACGACCAGCTTGATCGAACTCGATCTCTGCCAATCCGTTGCCGCGTGTGCATTCATGGGCGAACAATAAGCGCCGGAAGGTGAAAGCACTCATCTCGGGGTTGGCTTCATCATGCAGCAGGGAGTACAGGTAATGATCCACCGCGCGTTCTTTGCCCCGCGCCAGTCTCCGGTACGTGATCAGCGGCAGGCTGGCAATCGTGTCGGAGATAATGCGCACGCACGCCAGGAACGCCATGACCATCATCGCGGTATCGGGGGTCACGTCGACGCCCGCATCCGTATCCCAGCCGGAAGTGGATTTCAGCCACCCGGGCGGGTCTTGAGACGGATGAAAGCGCTTCTGCACCATGCTCGGATTCGGTAACACTATTTCTCCTTCGAAGCCGAAAGCCACGTCACAAAGAACGACGTGGCGATGCTCACACCAGTCAGGATGGCGCCAATCACGATCAACGCCAGCGAGTACGAGCGCAGCGTCAGACCCGTGAACAATAAAATCAGTCCGATGCAATACAGCAGATCGTTTCTGCTGAAACGGGGTTCACCGCTCATCTCAGACCGCCTCGATATCATCCAGCGAAATCCACAGCGCCACACCCTGCGCAGGCGTGGGATTGCAGATCGGATACCAGCGCGGGACATCGGGTATCTTGTGGAAGAATTCCGGATGCGTGCTGATATTCACACCGCTCAGGTCGCCTGCAAAACTTTTCTGCGGGTCGCCCGCCGTTCCGCCCACCCCCACCACGCGTGCCGTTTTTTTATTGGGAAAGGTTTCCGCAATGCGCAGTAGTTGGCCTTCGAAGGCGAATAGTCTCAAATGCCACGCGCCGCCGCCCTTGCCCTGGTAGATATTGGCCCGGTTATTGGCATTCACCTTGGTCAACTGGCTCCAGTTGAAGTTCGCCTGGATCCATGTCACCACGTCGCCCTTGAGCACGGTATCCTCGGCGCCGTTGGAATCGAACATCTTCACTTTGCCAAGCCCGGCCTTTACGCGATACATGCCCAGCGTGGGACCTTGATACCCGGAGATAGTGACCGGAGGCGGATCGACGACTGGAGGCGGATCAACGGGCGGCTCCACCGGAGGCGGGGGCTGCGTCCCTTTCAACGTGCTGACATCCGCCTTGATTCCATCCACCAGGGAACTCCACTCCGAAAACCGCTCCGCTATGTCGTTGGCAAGCACCTGTTTGAACGCATCAAGCTTGATCAAAACCGGCGTCACATCCAGCACCGGCACTGGAGATAGTGATTTGAGATACTCCACAAAGAAAGGAGCCAGCCAATTCACATCTGCATTACCGATGATCCCCATGACAACTGCCTTATCGGAATATTGCCACATGGCTACTTTGCCCCATTTGCTTTGATCGGGCACATAAGCGGCTGGAATTTCCAAAAAGCCATCCGGATTCAACGGGTAACCGGCCATCCAAAGCAAGTATTTTTGGAGTCTTGTTTTCTCAGCCGCGGTCAGGCTGATTGGATTGAGCAGGTTCGCCCTTGAATAGATGATGATCATGTTGTTGGGATACCTGGCTTCGACGATATCCAGCCACACAATGATTTGTGCCGCCGAGATTCCCTCTTCTTCAAGATCCAATTCAAGGATGTCGTTCACAGCCACGCCATTGGCAGAGATGACCGAAAGATAATTACTCGCATTCTGAGCAGGGGTATAAGCCTTCCGATAAAAATGGAAGGCAGAGCGCAGGATGCCATCCTGTTTCAAGTCACTCCAATATCGTATGAATTTTGGATCTTTGATCGTTGCCCCCTCCGTTGCCTTCGTACAAACCAACAATGGTCGCGGCGAGACCAGGGCGAAATCTGGAATCTCCTCCCAATAGGATGTGTCATAAGCGACAGGTAATTTAATAATCATGGCTTCTTCTCCTCCGGGGTAATGATGGTCTGCTTCACAGCCTGCAACAATTCCTTCGTAATGCCCATTCGCTCATAGCGATCCTTGGATGCCTCTTCATGGCTTTCCAGCGCTCCCGCGATCGCGAGATAGGTTTCATTTTGCTTGTCCACCAGCGTCTTGATGTAAGTCGCCCACATATTGTTGATCATCAGCTCGTGGTCGCGTCGTTCCTTTTCCATTTCCTTGGCATTGACAACGCGTCGTTCCTCGCGCTCCTTCTCAGCTTTAAGAAATAAATACGCCATCCCGATCACCGCCACCGCGCTTGGGATTTGTCTCGCCATTTCGACCAATACGTCATTCATGAATTTGCATCATCCTCGAAGATCTTCTTCGCATCCTCGTTGGAAACATACGTCATCATCTCATCGTAAAAATAAGCCGCTGTGATCAGGGCGTGCGCCACGTCTCTGGCATATCTTGCGCTCTCGATGATCGGGTTGTACGGTCCGTCGAACGTGATCGTTGGAACCATCCAGTTACCAAGATCATCCTGCATCTGTGCAACAATGATCCTGATCGCTCTTCGGGAGGGCGTCCCATAACGGACAGAGATGATGCGAAGTCTTTTTCGTAGTTCATTCACTTTTCAGGGTCTATACCGATAAACAAAAACGCCCGACGACTCACATGAGTCGTCGGGCGCATCAAGTTCCGACAGTCGTCCCGGTCTACACCAGGACTGCATAAATTGTTTTGCGAGATTTATCTCGCTCTTTCGTTCTAATTATAGTCGCCCAGAGTGGATTGTCAAGCCACTTAAATGACAAACGCCGGGGTGAGGGGGGCACCCAAGCGCTTGTCGATTTAGATTTTAGAACATGCGTGCTATATTGTCAAGAGGGAATTTTCAACAACATCTCACCAGTCTGGGTCGCCTCCTGAAGAATGAAATTCACATGTCTGAGATACTGCACCTGTCTCCACCCAACCTTGGATAACTCACTGGCCTCTTCTCCCACTCGCTGCAGTTCAGAAAAACAACGCTGGAGTTTATTCAACTCCAGCGTGTAAATCTCTTTCGGGTCAGTAGTGTATTTCATGATTCACCCCTTTGCGTATTCGCCTGTATTGTGCAACCGGTCTCGAAGATCCGTCAGCGTCTCTGCAATGCTGGTCAGATCGCCCACGTGCTCCCAATGATGCCCGCCTTGTGCGCTGGCCTTGCGATCGTGCTGTTGCAATCCAGCTTCGATCTGTTTGAGCAACTTCTTAATCTCGGCCTGCTTTGCTTCATATTCTTCTAGAGCATCTTGCTTTGCGGTTTTGCTGTTCATGATCATCTCCTTGTTGCCATCAGTAGGCCGCCGAATGCAAAGGAAGTCAAGCCACTACCCAACTGTTCGGATGCCCCGTTTCTCGTAAACCGACTTCACTTCCGGATGCCGCAGCGCCAGGTCAATCGCCATGATCAGCGCCACGATGCCGTCGATCTTCTCGCGGCTCTTTTCCTTATCCGGCTTGATGTTGCCTGCCGGGTCCAACCGCGCGACCAAGTTATCCGCCATCCACGTCAGGACCGGGTTATTCCCGTGGCGGATCTTCTTCGAGAGCACCAGCCGCTCTAATTCTTTCATCGGTGGATTCATACTGGCAAAGCCTTGTCCAAATTGCACCATTGTCATTCCTTTCTTCTCGAGCACCTGCACCACGCGCGCCGCACCCCACCGGTCGAATGCGCTTTGATCGATATCGAACATCTCCCTGTCCTTTTCGATCTGCTCGAAGATCCAGTCGTAATCGATCACATTCCCTGGCGTGGCTTCGATGTAACCCTGCTCCACCCACTTCTGATAATGCACACCATCGTCACGCGAACGGATCAGCATGTTGTCTTCCGGGATCCAGAAGCGGCACACCACATCGATATAGTCATCGTCATCGGGGAAGACCATGATATAGGCCGTGATGTCTGACGTACTGGATAGGTCCAGTCCGCCATAGCAAGTCGCGTCCTTCAGGCGTTTAGGCATCTTAAGCGCAGGCACTTCCCCGGCACATTCACGCCACCGGTCCATATTCATCCACTTGATCTCACCCTGCACCCACACATTCAACTCACGCCGCAAAAAGTTATTGAGTGCTGCGGCCATTTGCCCCGCGCGCTTGGCTTTCATCCGCATGTCATCTATGTACTTGGAGATTCCCAGGTTGGGGTTTGCCTTGATCCACACCTTTTCATCGCGCCAGTCATCCCCCTCATCAATGGTGAAGATGATGCCAAACCAGGTATCGTCCTCGAATGACCCATCCTTCCACCCTTCGAGTACCTTGCGGGTGTATTCATGCTTTTCATAGCATACACTGCGGCGGTCCATGCCTGCCGTGGTGATTGCCATGATCAGCGGCTGCTCGCGGGATCCGGTCGCGGTTTCGAGCACGTCCCACATTTCGCGCGATTTCCAGGCATGCAGTTCATCGGCGATGACGCCATGCACGTTCAAACCATCAGTCGAGTCGGAATCGGCGCCGAGTGGTTCATACTTGCTGGCGGTCAATTCGAGATTGAGATTATCCTTGACGATATTGATGTACTTCTTCAGCCCCGCATTCTTGCGGACCATCCGGATCGCTTCTTTATGCACGATGCGGGCCTGGTCTCGTTTCGTAGCCGCGCTATACACCTCGGCGCCTGGTTCGTTATCGGCAAACGCCAACACCAAGCCAATCCCGGCTGCCTTGGTGCTTTTGCCATTCTTTCTTGCAACCTCCTCATACAGCACACGGAACCGGCGCATTCCGCGCGTATCCTGAACAGAGCCTTCTGCGGTGCGTTCGATCCACCGTTCTGAGTTGTCACGCTTCCATCCAAAGACCACCCAAATAATGAATTGTTGCCACGGCTCCAGCCTGATAAATTCACCCTTGCCTCGTCCCCACTTCCCCTTCGAATGTCTGAGCATCCCGATAAAATGCAGGACATACTCTGCGGCTTCCGGATCAAAAACAAAACCGCGCTCGTGGGCATGCGCCAGGTCATGCACGTGACGTTCACACGCCAGCTTCACCCACTTGCATGCGATGATCTTGCCGTTGATCACATTCCGCGCATATTGTTCAGCAGGATGCAGAACCTCCTTCGTTAGCTTTGCCATTCACGTTATTTTGCTTTCACCTTTATGTTTTTATTGCCGAACAAATATCCTTCCATCTCATCTTCCTCGGTCGGGGTATCGACCTGCACGCGGACGCGGCTGGCGGGCGTCATGCCAAATTCAGCCGAGATCTTCACCATCCGATCCATTGCGCTGTTCTTGATCCCCATCCACGGGTTCTGATACATGCCGCCTTTATCGGAGATGATCACCTCGCCTTCCTTCTTCAACTTGTTGGTAGCCTTGACCACATCGCCCCAGGCCATGCAATACGCCACCAACGCGCCGCGGTCTACCTGTGCGATCAGCTTCAACTTTTTCAACTCGGCGGTGATCCGGTTCCATTCTGTACGCGCCGGTCCGGTCAAATGCGGTGGACAAGTTGGGATCACGATCTCCGGCTTCGGCTCTTTTTTATTCACCGCGCGTTTGCCGGGGTTCCCTTCCAGTTCCTTCAATACGGTAGGTTTATTTTTCCTGCCCCTCACGGCACCTCCAAGGTGGGTTGTTCCCCAACCATCTGAGACCATCGTTCAAGGCATACCGCCACATACTTTGGGTCATTGTCCATCGTGCGGCAGACTCGCCCCAGCCGCTCGCAGGCGATCAACGTAGTTCCGGACCCGGCGAATAAGTCCAGCACGATATCGCCAGGCTGGCTGGAGTTGTTCAGCGATCGTTCGACCAGCTCCACCGGCTTCATCGTCGGGTGTTCCTCGCTCTTCTTGGGTCGGTCGATCAGCCACACATCCGAGATCTTGCGATCTTCCACTTTCACCAACCGCGGCGCACGGTTGTCCCAGCCGTACCACATCGGTTCGTATTGCGTATGGTAATCCTTGCGCGATAACACCAACTGGTCTTTGACCCAGATGATGGTGCTAGACCAGTGAAAGCCAATCTTCCGAAGCGCTGCATCGATGACTGGCCACTCCTGTCCACCCATCACGATATAGATCGGCGCGCCCGGCTCGCAGAAACTCCGAAATTGCGTGACGAACAGATCCACGAACAGGGAGAATTTCTCCCCCAGGTTGTCATTGTTCATCGTGCGGTTGTCATACGATGGATGATCGTTGCCGCCATAGTTCACATTCCAGGGCGGGTCACCCCAGATCAAATGGGCGAGAGTGTCCCCCATCAACCGCTTCACATCCGACCGTTGGGTCGAGTCCCCGCACAGGATACGATGCACACCGAGACGCCACATCTGCCCAACCTGCACCTGCCACTTCGCCTGCAGCTCCTCGGCGCGGTCCAGCGCCGCGCCCGGGTCCGTGACGATGGGAGTCGTTGCTGTGGAAACACCCACCAGCTCCTCCAGCTCGGCAGGCTCGAAGCCGGTAAACAGGTCGCCGGTCGTGCTGGCAATCTCCCGCAGCACATCCTCATCCCACCGGCTGAATTCCCCAACCCGGTTATCCGCGATCCCAAACGCCGCCGCAGTCGCCGGGTCATCATCCACGAACACCACCGCCAGCTGACTCCAGCCCAGGGATTTGGCTGCGCGGAACGTGCCATTGCCTGCCTCGATCTTCCCATCCTGCAGGCGGTTGGCGACGATGGGCTTCCGCTGACCGTAGGCTTTCAGCGACGCCGCGATGCGTGCCACATCATGACCCACGCGCGCATTGGCGGGATCTTCATGCAGGCTATCGATCGGCACAGCCAGCGGTCGCAGACTCTCGGCGATGTAAGAAATATCTTCCATTAGACTTCACGCCAAATGCCACGCTCCAAATATCCATGCCACTGCTTTTCGTTGCCATTGTCATCAAAATCCGTGAGCAAGATAGATGGCGAGACGGTTATTGTTCCGTTTTCATGTTCAACCACGTCATGTTTGCCAATACCACCAGCATGGCAACCTGGCGGACGAACTTGCCAACCAGATTTCGGATGTAAACCATAATCACCTTCAGCAAGGTGTAGTTCTCCTTGTTCGTTTGGGTAGACTCTATATCCTTGATTTTTATCTGCTGGCAATAATTCAGCAAACACTGAAATGCGCACAGATTGAAACGCATCAATGTAGTGATCACACATTAGGACTTCTTTAGGGCTTCCTTCATGTCGTCTTTTGCGCCAATACAAAATACATTTATCAAGATATGCTTTGACATCATCCTGTTGAAACGGTATCGTTTTCATCACACTTTCCTTTCCGGCTTCTCGCTGGTCTAAGAACGAAAAATTTCTGCCATTCCATCTGCAGAGCCACATTTAGATTGTGTATATCGTTGCGAAATATCGTTCTAAAATCTTCATTGCTCACAACTGTTCCCGTGGGAATCTCGGATGGATGCATAATTCTTAGTAACTCGCTTCGAAGAGCAGTGTTTAACTTTTCAATGTCGATAATCTTTGTGATCATGCTTCTCTTCCTTCTCACCAAATATAGTTGGTGTAAAGGAATTTATTAATTTTTCATTCCTTGAATGAAATAACAAACTCCTTCTTACAACTTGGGCATCTAACGTGGGTATCGTCTTTAATATTTCTTATCCATTGATCCACCACCACCTGGTCGCAGGACGGACAAATGAATCTTGCGGCATCCGATCATCTGAAGTCTCTCGAATAACCGCCAGATCTAGTTCACCTGCAAGAACTAGATTTTTGTATGATGGAAAGATGTTTTTCATCTCTTCTTCTAAATGCTCATATGCCCTCATGGATAATTCGTTCTTTGACTTCAAGATAATGGTGTCGCCAGGTTGAACGCGCAAAATACGGAAGACAATGTCAGGGATTTCCATGTGGTCAAGCGCGGCGTGAACAATTTTTTTAGCAATTTCGTCGAATATTTTCATGATTGATATTTCCTTTCCGGCATTTCGCCGGTCATCATATGCCAGCGTTCCAACGACGCGGCAACATATCCCGGGTCGAGCTCTACTGCCCGGCATACCCGGTTCAATATTTCACAGGCGATCAGGGTCGTTCCCGATCCATTGAAAGGTTCGAACACAATCTCATCGGGCTTGGTGTAAAGCAGGATATGCCGCGCGGGAATCTCCAACGGGAAGGCAGCCACGTGTCCATGCGCACCGGCTGTGCCTTTGATGTCATCCCAATACGAGCGCAGCGCCCACTTTTGGTTTGTCCTTTCCTGCCCTCGGCTCTTGCCAACTCGGTTGTAATACGTCTCAAGCAGGTTCACATCCTGCTCGTTGAGCACGTCGGTAAACGGAATCTCGTCGCCTTCATCACTCTCGAAGGTGCCAAGGAACTCGGAATGTTGGTCAATCAAATCAGTTTTTGGGGATAGGGATGCGAGCTGTCCCTCCTTGAGCCAGTGCCGAATGTGGCGCAGGTTCCAGCCTAACTGATAGAACGCGAACATCCACTTGTCGATCAGCAAAAGCACCTGGCGCTTCTGGCGCTTCTCGAACGAAGTCGTGAAGCCGGTCCCTGTGTTGATCACAATCCGGGACTCGTCCACGCGCACAACGGTGGCCATCACCGCCGCGGATAGACCGATGAACTGATCGATCTCCGCTTCACTTTTCTCGCGCTCGTAATCCTTGCCCACCCAATACGGCGGCGATGTGAACGCAAGTGCAGCAATGCTCTTCCAACCGAGCAGCTCGATATCCAATTGCGTTGTATCGGCACAGATGATCATATGCCTGCCCAGTTGCCAGGTCTGCCCTGGCTCAGTCTGCCACTTCTCGCGCAGCTCTCCCAGTTGGTTATCGTCAACCTGCGGGCCTGGGTCCACCATCAACCCGCCGCCGCGCTCGCCGAGCAAATCACGGATCTCTGCTTCAGTAAAGCCGGTGAACAGATCATCAACGGTTGGGATGAGTGCGCCAAGCGCGTCGAGATCCCACTCGCTTAACTCACTGAGGCGATTGTCTGCGATCCCATACGCCGCCGCGGTGGCTGGGTCATCTTCTACAAACACAACAGCAATATGACTCCAGCCGAGTCTTTCCTTCGCCGCGAGCCAGGTCCCGTTACCGGCTTCGATCTTCCCATGCTGAAGACGGTTCGCAATGATGGGTTTGCGTTGACCATATATCTTCAACGACGCGGCGATCCGGTCCAGTGCATGATTAGCCCGTGCGTTGGCGGGGTCGATGTGCAGTTCATCGATGGGAACTGCCAGGCCTCGAAGCCCTTCAGCGATGTAAATTAAGTCATCTGTCATTGTCCAACTCTCAATCTCGAGCCAAATAACATGTTCACAAGCTCATCGTCTGGATTTACCAAATCCGCTTTGACTCTCGACCGACTGCTGGGCGTCATGCCAAATTCCGCACCCAGTTTGTTGAGTTGATCGAGCGCGCGGTTTGCAATCGAGAGATACGGGTTCTGGATGATGTTTCCTGCCGCCGTTTTGATGATCTCGCCTTTCTCACGGACCATCTTCTCTGCCTTCAGCCAGCGCACGAAGATCACGCAATACATGGCGAGAGCATCTTTGTCGATCGTCGTGATCAAACCGAGTGGATGCAACTCTTTGACGGTCAGCTTCCACTTTGTTTTTTCATCCTCGCTCAAATGCTCCGGTGGCCGAGGCAACACGACTCTTGGCTTTGGCTCTGCATGATTCAACGCGCGCTTCCCTGGGTTGCCAGACAGCAACTTCATTGCTGTTGGTTTTGGTTTTCTGCCTTGCATTCATGCGCCTACCCCCCCTGCCTAATTTCGCGGGCGCGCGTGCAAAACTGTCCACGCCGGTCTATATGGGAGATTCCTAGAGATTTAGACCGCCCTACCCCTGCTTCGTTGACGACTGCCATCGTGTGCAGTCTTGTAGTTGTGGCACGTGCCACATAATGATTGGTAGTTGCTTTCATCGTCTCTGCCTCCTTGTTTGAGAGGGATAATGTGATCAACAATCTTCATCTTGATCCGTTGACATTGGTGCAGGCCATACGGATCTTCACACCACGGATGTGACTTGGCATATGCATTGCGCTTGACTTGCCATGCAGGTCCATACCCACGCTTGGATGCTGATGCACGCACGGTCTCACCAGTGCGATCTCTGGGGAGTAGGTGCTGTTCACACCTACTCCCACTGTAGACCAGGTTAGGGCATCCATGCACAGCGCATGGACGTGGGGGTCTCTTAGGCACGCTTGGGTAATTGGCGCTGTGTGTGTGAGAACTTCCACACACCCAACCCTTGGGTAATGAACCTGTGCACGTGCCTTGTCCCTGCAATCTGTATGATGAATCCGAAGATCAGACTGCCGAACTGAGCAATGATCACGAGCTGTGCATCGAGCTTGGGGAAGTCGAAGGTGGGATATAAACCAAGCGCAACAGCGATGCCGGCCAGACCGACCAGATTCAATCCGGCAGACCACTTGCCCGCATTGCCATCACTGATGACACCAGCCCATTTAAGCACGTCAATCAGCAGACTGATCAATGCCTGGACGCCAAGCATACTGCCAGCAATGGTAAGCACCACGTCCAATTGCACACCGAACAGCAAAAGCACGGACGAGAAGACAGTAACTAAGCCAAGTGGCCAACCGAGAGTCTTCAGGGCGTTTTCAAGATCGAACTTCATGTCAATTCTCCTTATGATTTGATGGATGGAAACAAAAACACCCGACGTCACGATTTGCTAAGCAAATCGAACGCCGGGTGCATCATTTCCGACAACTCGTCCCGGTCTACACCAGGACTGCAAAACGATATTCGATTGGATGAGATTTATTCGTGCAAGCTACCTCCTTTCTAAAACAAATTATACATGCTTAACTGCTGGATAATGTGCCATCAACGCATCGAACGTGTCCTGACCAATAATCCACTCAATGGTTGCTCTACAAATCGTGCAGGTGACATCAGCTGCGCTGCCGATCAGCCGGGCGCGCAATGGGGGCAACTCTTCAGGCACGTCGTTCAACTCAATGGATTGCTCGTATAACATCAACGCTTGTACCCGTGCCGTGCCAAACGTGATCTTCTTGGTCTCGCCAATGATGTGACCATACCTACACCACTTGAATTTGCGCTCATTGGCTGGCATAGACACTTACCTCGACCACCGATGGGATATTCCTTGCAACGCTCTCCATAAACGTTGTACCCGCCTGCCGGCAGGCTTCATCACACCACACATTATGTTCGCTCACCGGATGGCCGCGTTTGCCCACACCGGCTTTGAGTTGTTCCTTTGTGGGATGACCATCCAGCAAATCATAGCCAATCTCATTCCAATAAGTCAGCCTGGCACGTTGTTCCTGATACATCTTGAGCATCCAGTCAGGGATGTTCTTCCATTTCCAACCCATGAAGGCGCGTCCCAAGGTGACCTGGCTATCGCTGTAGATCGTTCCTGTCCAATAATCAGGCAAATGCTTGAGCCCTATGAGAAGAGCCAGCATTTCTGTTTGATTGTTTGTGACAGGACCACCCATTTTTGCAGATGTGATGACATTCGCCCAGCCTATTGGATCATATGGATCGGAGACAATGCGAAATGCAAACGTTCCACCGATCATGGATGGATTGCTTGCGATCACACCACCATCGACATAAAGCTCTGTGATCATCATTCCTCCGTTTCCACAGCAACAGGGACCAGCGTCAAGTCAATCGTGTCCCCACCCATCCCTAGATCGGTCGTCACATGCAGGATCTGCCGGCACGCATCCGCCCGCTTGAAACAATGCAGCGCATTGAGATCGTAACCGCGCGCATAATAGGCCATCGCCAGGAGCAGCCACTGTTCCGGGTCATTCCACTCCTCACAGTGCTTGAATTGCGCTTGCAAATCAAATTTAGCAAGATTTACAGGAACCACAGAAACAATGTATTTATTGTTCATGCCTTTCTCCTCAATAGCGGACGCATGTCCGAGTCGTTGTTCTCGATCACCGGTGCACCGCTCAGAG